TAGAAATACCTAAGCATTTACAACACTTACCAGTAAACAGTTTATTGGCACTCATATATATATTTAGAAATAGAAGCTGATGAAACAAGCAAGTCTATTTAATATACCTGAAGCATCTACTTGTGATACCGAGTGGGTAGATATGCCTGAATACAATAATGTCAAACAGGCAGAACCATACATCACAGCTACATTTAAGTTTAAAAACGAGCATGATTACAATGTTTTTAAAGACTTGGTACAAGAACATTTATATGAAGGCGAAAAAGTTTTTGATGGTATGCAAAAAATTGACAAGAAAAGTTCTTGGTTTCCTCATAAGCAAAAAGCAAGCTCATACATTTATAAATCTAAAAAAACTTTAAATCCTAGATTTCCAGTTTATATTGTTAGCAAGGGTAGATGGGAAAGAAACCCAACAAGTCGTGCATTAAAAGAAATGAATGTTCCTTTTTACATGGTTGTAGAAGAAGATCAATTTGATGACTATAAGACATTGGTTAATGAGGATAATTTATTAATTTTGCCAAAAAAATATTTAGATGAATATGATGTGTTTTGGGATGATGATGACCCACGCAAAGGACCCGGCTGCGCAAGAAACTTTTGTTGGGAACATTCAATCAAAAATGGCTATGATTGGCATTGGGTTATGGATGACAACATTGAAGCCTTTGAAAGATATAACAATAATATGAAAGTAAAATGTCTGACTGGCGCACCCTTTTATGCAATGGAAGATTTTGTTTTGCGCTACGAAAATATTGCACAAGCAGGTCCTAATTATTCAATTTTTTGTCCTGCTACTGATGGTAGACCTCAATATAAACTTAATACAAGAATTTATAGTTGCTTGTTAATTAACAATAAAATACCTTACAGGTGGAGAGGTCGCTACAATGAAGATACTGATTTATCCTTAAGAGTTATGAAAGATGGTTGGTGTACAGTTCAATTTAATGCTTTTTTACAAAGCAAAAGAGCCACACAAACATTGCAAGGTGGTAATACAGAAGAATTTTATGCTAAAGATGGCACATATAATAAAAGTAAAATGTTAGTAGAAATGCACCCTGATGTAGCTTTTTTATCAGATAAATGGAACAGAGTGCATCATCATGTCAATTATCAACCTTTCAAAAAAAATATTTTAAAGAAAAAAAATAGTAATAAAAATGAAGTTAAAGAAAATAATTTTTATATGTATTTAGAAACAGTAGAATCCTAATGAACACTTACTGCTACTCTTGGCAAGCAGAACTCAGTGAAGAACATTGTGAAGCTATTAAACTTTTGTTTGCAGAGGGTAATGTTAAAGAAGCTGAGATCGGCAATGTTGCAAACATAGATAAATCAATACGATCTTCTAATATATTGCCTTGTCCATTTGATTCTGAAAATGGCATTTACCTTGATAGAATCATGAGCAAATATATTACTATAGCTAATCGCGAATGTTTTGGAGTTAGTCTAAATGGTTTTCAAGAGTTCCAAGTAGCTAAGTATGGAAAAGGTGATTTTTATGACTATCACATGGACTCTAATATTCAAGATAACAGATCACAAAGAAAGCTAAGTATCACAGTGCAACTATCTGACAGCATAGATTATGTTGGTGGGGACTTTGAGTTCAGTAAAGATATAGGCAAGCTAGACAAAAAGAAGCTTAGAGAGAAGGGAACTATCTTAGTCTTTCCGTCTTTTCTTTATCATAGAGTCACTGAGGTAACTAAGGGCGAGAGATTCAGCCTTGTTGGATGGTATGAGGGAAATGACTGGATTTAGTTTACTTTTCGCTTGAATACTTAATGTTAAGTCCGCTAAGTGTACAAAGCCGTGACTTTTCATCAATGCCTTTATCTGTGAGTTGAAAAGTATTATCAACTTTCTCTACAAAACCATGCTCTATAACTTCCTCTAGTAGCTCCTGTGGCGTTTCTTCGTTGAACATGACACTTAGTATCACTCCAAGCCTTTTGTTCTGTGTCTTGCTTAGAGCCATTTATACATGTTCCCAACTTTTACCCTCAAACAAAAGTGCTTCTGCTTCTCGTCTGCGAATCAAACCATCACTGACCTGACCATTGACCTTATTCCATCTTTTCATTTGATAAGGAACGCCCTCATAGTCTGCTTGATTGAGAACTTGAATCATGGTGCTGTTTTTGAAGTTCGTAGGTCCAAGATTAAATACCCATGCAACCAAAGCATCAAACTGGTTTTGATGTAATGGAACCGTAACTAGATCATTAATATAAGGCTCATATTCTTCTTCTATTTCTTCTTTTAAAATATAGCTTGCGTGTTCCATTGTCCATTTGTCATGTGGCTGAACTGTTCTAGTGTGACCATAGCCTATAGTCAGTACGCCTGCTTGACACTTGTAAGGAACGGCAAGACCACCTTTTGTTGGGCAACCCTCAAACTTTTTAATTAACGATAATCCTTCATCTGATAAGTGCATTTTAATTACCCCATGTGCCGTCATCTCTGACTTTGGCTGTTTTTGTTCCACCATGATATTCCACAGCATGACCTTCTTTAACAAGCATTTTACAAATATCTTTACCATCTTCTGTATAAGGTATAGCCAATATACGACCATACTTGCCCTTTCCTAATGATTGTATTTTAAAAGAGCCTACACATAATTCTGAAAGTCTTGCTGACGCTTTTTTGCCTAATGCTTTTTCATGAAGATTTCTAGTGCGGCTTTCAGGAGTATCAATTCCTGAAAGTCTAATTCTTTGCTTGTGCAAAAAGACGCTGAACCCTAAGTCAAGAGTGACATCAATAGTATCACCATCCACTACTCTCTCTAGGATTGCGTTATAAACAAATGGTGTAATTTTTGCCATAAATAAGTAGGTGCTTCTGCACCTTATTTTTTACTGTTTAGCTTTGCCGATATTAAGTGCGGCTAGTTCTACCATCTTGTAAAGCTTGCCAAGCATCTTATCGTCTTTTGGTGTTGGAGTTAAAGCACAAATAACAGAAGCCAAAGTGACTACCATTGTGATTATACCAATCCACTCAAATATCATTCCCATATTATTCTCCTATATAGAAAAATTTAAGGCTATCAGATTTATTGGTCTTTTGGAAGTTTTTCTGTTGTTACTTTGCGATAGTAAACCACTACATCTTTTAGTTCTGTTATATATCTTTTGATCTCTTGCATGTTATATGACATGACTTCGTAGTCAGGAATCGTCATAGCAAGAAAGACTAACTCACCTTCTTGCTCCTCAATTAAAGCTAATTGTTCTTCCCAATTATCAGGCGTAACTGCTATCCATTGTGGTTGTTTAAGGTCAATTTCTCTCGGCATAATAGGTTGTACTATCTGCCTTTCTATTGGTTTAGCTGATACTTGTATCTGCTTAGTTGGAATTAGGCTGCAACTGCAAGCCACTATCAAGATCATCAACATCACTGCTGATTTTCTCAATGTTTTCCATGATATGTTTTGTACCATTGTTTATTTTCCTCTGCATTTCAATAGGGTCGTTTAAGATTTTAGCAGTCAATTCATAGTTTTGTATGAACTGTGTATATCTGTTTAATTCTCTTTGTGCTTCTTGGCTTTTGATTGTAAGGTCTTGCATTTGTTGTGCTTGCATTTCAAAGTCAGCTTGCATTGTTTGGATAGCTTCTTCTTGTGTGGCTACTGCACCTTCTAGTGCTGAGTTATTAGCTTGCAGTATTTGATTTTGACTATGAAGATAATAAGTTGCACCACCTAAGACCAATATAATTCCTACCAATAATTGTTGCATTACATATCCTCAATAATGTAGTTCAACCCACCTGCACTTCTATACTCTATAGTTTTATTTGCAAGATTACGAAACTTTAAATGATTTTCTTTTTGCTTGATAATTTTTTTTGCTATATAAATTTTATCGTCTGAATCACCATATTCTTTATTAAAAGACACACGCACCTGATAACGGGGTCTAAAATATCTTATTATTTTAGTAAGTAGTGCTTGTCTTTCCATGTGAATATGTGCAATGGTTTTGATTTACCTTTAACAATTATAGGTTCTAAAGGTCGCAAATGGTAGCCACAGTATTTTTCAGTTTGTTTGCCAATCAATATATCTACATTTCTTTCTTTTGTTGCACTCTCTAACCTTGCCGCAACATTTACAGCATCACCTATTGCCGTGTAATCAAATCTGCTTTCGCTTCCCATATTTCCAATAATTGCTTCTCCGCTATTAATTCCTATACCTATAGCTAT